TCCGCGCCCAGTGCTGTGAGCGCGCTGGTGTTGGTCTTGATTGTGTTTTTGAGTGCGGTGGCTTTGTCGGGTGTTTCCGCGCCCAGTGCTGTGAGCGCGCTGGTGTTGGTCTTGATTGTGTTTTTGAGTGTGTTTGCCTTGTCGGGGGTTTCCGCTTCGAGGGCGATTAGCGCGTTTGTATTGCTTTGCGTGTCCGTATGGTTTTGCTCGATGGCATTGATGTGTTCGCCCGCGCTGGTGTCGTCGGTGATGCCCATGTATGAGAGTAGGTGGTGCGCGGTGTTGCCGTTTGCGATATTGGTCGCCAATGTTGCCGCTTTTTCGGGGGTGTCCGCGCCGAGGGCGGTGAGGTTGGCGTTTGCCTTGTTGATGCCCGTAGCGATGTTCAACATGTTTTCGTCAACGCTACGCATTGCGGAATTGTACCCGTCTCGAAAATCGGCGGGGGTGTTGTCCTTGTATAGTGGCAGATTGAAGTTGTTGGTGTGGTCGTAGCTGTTTACCATGATATTTTTCCTTTGCTCATTTGAGATTTTTGATAATGTTTAACTGTACGTCCAGCTGATGCAGTTTTAGGTCGATGAGATTCATGGCCCGATTGTATCCGTCTCGCATGTCGTTGGGCGTAGCGTCGGTGTACTGGGGCAGATTGTAGTATGGCGTGTATTCATATTCATCCATTTTTTATTCTCCTATTGGTGTTACGCGGGGTTCATTGCGCCCGAAAATCGTTTTGTTGCCTATTACCGCCGTTTCGAGCGTGGTGTGTTGCGCGGCTTCGGCTGCGCTGATTGTTGCCAACTCGCTTGCGCGTGCGCCGAACACTGCTAGTTCTCGGTACATGTTGCGCATGGTTTCGCGGCTGGTGACGTTTTTACCCTGTGTCGGGTCGTATACCGGCAGTGTTTCAACGATTTTATCGAGTTGGGCGATTACGTTGTCCAGACTTGTGCCTAGTTTTTTGGTCAGCTCGTATAGGGTGTCTATGTCGTTGTCGTATTTGCCCTCATTGTCGTTGATGTATTTTATCGTGTCTGCCACGTAGTGCATGATTTTGTCGTGTTCGAGACATAACCATTTGTACCTTTCCTCTTGCGAATACACGTCCCAATAGATTTTCGGAATTACCGGTGTGTATTCCGTTATCCACGGGAATTGATTGATATCGATATCGCATGACATGATATGTTCCTTTCTATATATTAATAAATGTTAAGACTCACTGAATAGAAACACGAAAACAGCGAGTCCATGTCGTTAATGATCATTAAATCAACGTCGTTGTAGTCCTTTATTTTTTCCATTTTATCCAAAAAATCGCCTTGTACAAACGTCTCGAACTGGTTATCCGTGGCGTTTGAGGCGTAGTCCTGATTTTGCGGTGCTATCTGCGTCGCCGGAAAATCGCTAAACACGTTGCGGTTTTTGCCGTATGTGTCGCTGACCTGTAGGACGCTTACCCCGGTGTCAAGCGCTTGATACACGAGTTTGTACTTTGGCATTATCTCATTGAATTTGCGCAACGCCTCACGTTTCCAACTGCCGGGCGGCAATACGCCGATTTCCCTGTCCCAGTAATGGGCGTTGAATTTTTCGCATACGCGCGTGTATTGCTCGTCGTTGTATGCGTCCCAGTGCCAACTCGGGTCCATCCAGTTAACCCATTTGTCGGCGATAAGTTCGCCTAGAGTGACTGTCACGACTGCGTGGAATTCGCGTGGCGCGTCGCTCATATCATAGGGCGGCATCATCTGTATCATCTCCATTGTCATTGTCATTGTCATTGTTCAGTGCGAATAGTTTTTGCAGATTATGGGTGGTATTGTAGTTGGCTGTCTCGTTATCGCTACGCCATACTACGTCCAATGGTTTTTCGCTGAAATCGGTGAAATGCGAGTTAAGATAATCGCACATTCTGCGTCGCTCGGTGAGCCCGTCCAATGCTATGAGGTTGGTCGGGTCCTGTTGCGAGTTAACCTCGTCTTCTATTTGGCGCTCGGCTTTGAATGGCAGATTTCCGATGCCCAGAGCACCGTATATCTGAGTCCAGATGTTCAAATAATTTGCCCATAGTTCGGTGCCGATGAACGGCACGTTTGTTGTCAGCGCTTGCACGTGCATGTCCTGTATGCCGTCCGTTGCCAAAACGATGAGTTCGCCGCCACAGACCTGTTGTGCGAGGTTGGTCATGTCCAAACGTTTTTCCTGTAGGCCGCTGATTATCATAGGCGTTTTCTGATGCACGCGGTTTTGTTGCATGGTACGAACGATGTCAACAAGTTCGCGACACCATAAGTCCACACGGTCATTGAGGGGTGCGCGTAGATGATTGTCCCAGCAGTAGTAGCCGTTGGACGTGTTGACGTTGAATCTGTAGCCGTTAAGGCCGAGGGCGCGCCATTTGCTCGGGTTTCCGTACATGTCGGGTGCGCTTTCCCACCCGCCCATTGTGAGCGAGAGCCACTGGTTGGCATGGGACCCGCTACGTGGGCGTGCGATGGTCGCAATGCCCTGTGTATATAGGGTCAGTTCGAGAAACCTTTCGTCGCATGTCTGGGGTAGATTAATCCAGTGATACCGTGTCAGCGCCATATTTAGGACTTGGTTTTTGAACATGGTGAACAAACGTGTGTTGTAGCCTGCGGTCTGCCAATATCGGTCACTGTTCCATTTGAGCCCGTTGCGTTTTTGACCCATTATCGTACCTCGCTTTTAGTCGTTGTTGTATATACTACTGCCTATTGTATCGGGGTCGCGCCATACGGTGACGCCGGTCTCGAACATGTCCCGGATGATATTGACTGCGCGTGCCGGTGCGCTGGTTGCGTACACCAAAGCGTCGCCGCGCCAATAGGTGAACTTGCTTTTAACCAGCAGAGCCGGGGTTTCCACGTTTTGGCGCAACGTGTAGCCATAATGTAGAAAAGCGTCGCCGCAACGTCTGATTACGTCCGGCGATTGCGTCATGACTCGCACCTGTAGTCCACGGACACCCCAGATATCGGGTAGGGCGTCGCCCTGTGACGCGGCGATGGTCACCGGCGCGGCGCGGCGCAAGTCCCTGAGTTTGGCCGCGTATACGTCTTGTGCCTGTTCGAGGGCGGTTTGAGCGCCGAAAATTCCGGCGTCGCGTTGCCGCTGGTTGTTGGTCACTGCGGTGTCGCGGCTACGTGCCGCGTTTGCGTTGCCGGTGTTGACGTTGTTGTTTGTTACGTTGATGGATAGCGTGTTTTTAGAGAACGTCAAATCGGTGTTAAGTTTGTTTGAGCGGCTTGTAACGTCGGTTGCCAAGGTCATGGCGCGTGTTGTCAGGGTGCGATTAGTGGTTATCGCGTTATTGGCCTTGCTTTCCATAGCTTGCAGATTGGCGTTATATACACTCTCTTTGTTGGAAAGCGTCACCGATGTGTTGTAGCCGCTGAGTCCAACCGACACGCCCGCGCTCGCGACCGCCGCGCCCGCCGCCAAGCTACCGCCCCCCGTAGCCGGTGCGGCGGCTAGAGTGATTGCCGCGCCCGCAATGGTGTTGACCGCTGATGATACGTTTGAAATCACCGCTGAGTTAACGTTGGCTTCATATGCGGCGGTGGTCACCAATTTGTCAACGGACTTATCGGCACCAAGCTTAAAGTTGGACGTCACAACGTCCGCGTCTAGTTTGGTGTTGTTGAAGTTTGTTATGTCCGTGCTAGCGTTGTTGGATAGATTGGTGTTGAATGTCGCGTTTTCGGTCTGTAGTTTGGTGTTGGCAACCGAGTTTGCGGCGCTTGCCTGTGTGTTAGCTAGGTTGGTTTCGGCGTTTGCGTTTGCGTTTGCGTTGCCGGTGTTGGTGCCGCGCACGCTGGTGTGGTATGCGTTTAGCGCGTTTTCGCGTGCCTGTACACGTGAAGTGCTGTCGTTGTCGCTGATGTACTTGGTGGCGCTGTCTATCATCAGCGTGTACAACGGTATATCATGGGTGGATAGCGCGTGATAGGCGCTGTCGGGCATGTCGGTGGTGTGGGGCGTGTTGGTGAGGTCGGTCCATGTGTACTCGGTTTTGCCGTTGCCCGATACGCCTGTCAAAAACGTTTGCGCGGACAAATACGGGTATGCGAGGGATACGCGGCGCCTCACAGCTAGATTACTGGTGGTGTCCTCTACTCGTATGACTGATTCGTTGTTGTTTTCGTCGGTGATGGATAGCCACGCATAGGGTGCCGTGTACAGTTTCGCCAGTCGTGCGTACTCGGGCGGGTAGCCGAACGCGCTCGGCTGCAAGTCGATGTCAGCCAACAAGCCCGTTGCGGCGGGGTTGATGTAGTACACGTCGAAACCCAATAGTTTCGCGCCGCTGGACGGGTTAATCATGTTGCGCGGCACGACGTAGCAAGCCTCGATAAGGTTGTACGCCTGAGGTAGCCGTGTCGTGAGTTGGCCGAAAAAGTCGTGTCCGTATGCGTCGGCTGTTTTGAGGCCGATAATCGTATACCCGTTGGGCCTAATGGCATCGGCGGATATGCCAGTGGCGTTCGGCGCTGACACGTCATTGAGATTAGGCACGCCGCCCCATGCATACCCGGTGACTTGGTACTGGTGCCCCCAGTAGTCGCCGGTATCCGCGTAGACGGGCGGCGTGTCGGGCAACGTGTCACCAACCGGCGTGAGGCTGGTGAATTGCGTGTAGGTGCATTTGACGGCCAACAACAGCCACATCTCACCCGTCGCCAAGGGGATGAACCTGTTGGACGCGGTCATCACGGGTGCGGCTGGCGCGTCCGGCTCGGGTGCGGTGAGGCCCCGGTTGTTGTGGATAGGGTCCATGAGGTACGTTTCAACCGTCTCATACGCTTGTGCGACGTGACCTTGTTCGACCATGATACGCGGGATATCCACGCTGTTGATATAGGTTGTCCACCAGTCCAGTTCGAGCACGCACTCGGTGACTGTCGCGTTGATTCGGCGTGTGTCGACTACAAAATAGTACAGACGTGACACGTGGCGTGTGGAGTAGTCCAGCTGTTCGCCCTTGCCCGGCATGTCGGGTATGGAAACGGCCAGATAGTTGGCATACTGCAACGCCTGATAGGGTATCGGCAACCGCACGCTTTCCCCCGGTATGACGTTGAGCCCGCTATCTAGTTCGTATGCGTCGCCGGCCAGTTGGTCGAACCATGCATCACGCGTCGTGTCATCATCCCATTTGACGCGGTTGGCGTCATCCGCTGTCCAACGGACGGTGCATGGCTTGAGCGTGGTTTTCGCCGTCCATCTGCTGTAGTCGAAATTGTTGGGGTATTGCGCGTACACGCGTTCGTTGTCGCCGGGAAAACCGGTGGTGTCGTTCGGTAGGTGCGGGAATTTTCGTGTCATGATTATTTTTGCTTTCGTAAAATATTAGGGGCCGGATACAAAAACACATTGTATCCGGCCCTAATAGGTGTCCGCAATTTACTTGACGGTGATATCAAGCGTAGCGGTGTATGCGTTGGTGTCGCCGCTCGGGTTGGTGTATGCGGCGGTCGCCTTGATGTGGATAACGTCGCCCTTGGTCAGTCCGGTACGCTGGACATGAAGCACGCCGTAGTTGTCCACGCGCGTGCGGGAGTTCAGCGCCCTCGGCACTGCGACGACACTACCGGATGCCGGTTTTTCGGCCGACAATTCGAACGTCGCCGCGTCCGGGCGCACTGCCAAACCGTCGGTGATGGTGCCCTGAAGGTCCACCATGAGACGCAACGTGTCGCCGGGCGCAACCGAGGTCACGTCGTTTTCGGCGGTGAGGTTGAGACCGGTCACTGTCTGGGTGATGGTCTGCACGGACGTGGCTTCACCCGTGGTGAACAGCACTGCCGGTACTGCGGGCGTGACCGAGTATACGCCCCAGTGATTGAGATAGTAGGTGGTGCCCAGAGTCTGCGGGTTATAAAAACTGGTGGTGTTGTAGAGCGTGTCGTTGCAGACGAAAAAGTCGCGCGTGGTCAGCAACGCGATGGCGCCCGCAACCGGGAACTCGTCTACGATGACGGTGCGCATTTGAATCTCGGCGCGGTCGATGTTGAACGCGGCGGCGAGGGCGTCAACGTCAATGGACGCGAGGGCGTCCGGCGTGACCATGAGCACGAGTTCGTCGGTGCCCGCGAACACCGGCACGGGCACGTTGTTGTATACGGTGCTCGGGAAACGTAGTTTACCCGCAACCGCTCGAATCTGCTTCAGCAAAGCGCGTGCGGTGGTTTCGTCGGTCGGTTCGGCCACCTTGATTTTGTGGAAACCATAGTTTTTCTCATAGTATGCGAGCAGATTGAGCATGATACGATATTCGTCGTATTCGTCCGAGTTGCGCGGCACGTCCATGATACGCGCGACAAGATTGTTCAACCCGTACTCGTCTGTGACGGCGGTACGCAATTCGTCCGCGTTAACGGTGATGGGGTACTGGTCGCGGCGGTTCTGCGAGTGGAAAATCTGCACCGCGTCGGGCCGGTGCATTTTCAGCAGAGTCTCCACGTCATCCTCATAGGCGTGGGCCTTAATCCACTTGGGTACGATTTCTTGAATGGTCGAGCCATAGTTAAGTTTCGCGCCCTTGAACGGCGCGAGCGGGTTGTCGAACTGCTGACCCCGTACGTAGGTCATGCCGATACGATTAACAAGGATATCAAGGAACTGATTGTAATACTGCTGGTTCATGGGCGCAAACAATGCGTCCATAGTCGCGGCGATGCCGTTTACTGTCGGGTCGGGGATACGCTGCTGAAAATCGTTGGTGCCCGAGAGCCACGCTTTCGCCATGATTGTGCTGTTGTTGGTTGCCATAATGTCTCTCCTTATTGATTAGTCGATAGTGAGGTCAAGGTCTTCAATTGGCGTATCGAGGTCGATATCATCGATGTCCGAGTCATCATGAGTCTCAGAGTCGCCGTCGGTATCGCCCGCGCCAGCCGCGTCCATGAAAGCGTTCACCGATTCGATGAACGCGGTCAGCTTGCCGTCGTAAGCGTCCAACTTGGTCAGCACGTCATCGATTCGACGCGCCAAAGCGTCGTAATCGTCGGTGCGCTGTTCGGTCTGTTCAACGTTGGTTTCCACGTCGTTTTTTTCGGTGTTTTCATCCGCCATAATATCTCCTAAAATGATAGTGGCTGACAAACGATTATTTGTCAGCCACTATCATAGCATTATGAGAGCGATTTATACCCGACGTTTAGGAATAGACTACATTCAACACAGCGCGGCACGTTCCCGTGTCAGTCTCCGCGCTTGGTGCATTACATCATGGTATAGCGCCGCTCACTAGCCGCGCATAATCATATCACCGATACCCGCAATACCGCAACATGTCCCGAAAATCGCCGCGTGTTTTCAGGCTGTCGAAACGAACGTACCGTAGCCGGTATGCGTCAAAAAGAGTCTGACATAATGGCGAGGTGCGTTTGAGCATAATATAGTTCGGTTGGTCATCCAATGTCAGTGCATATGTGTCGCGCATGTCGCGCGGCGGTTTGCGATTGACGTAGTAGTAACCGTCTCGCATGTCCAGCCATATCGCAAGCGGGATATTGTCGTACATCAGCGTGTACAAATGTTCGGCGTTACTGGTTTTATCAGCAACCATTTCCATATCTGCATCAGTGCCGAAGTCATTGCCCAAAGCGATTTTTTCCACACGTCCGCTAGCCATTCTGCCCGCCAAGGTCTGCTTTTTTTCGCGTGCGTATTCCGCGTTTTCAAGGTTATGCAACAGAAACGTCTTGTCCAGATACCATGAGTAACCTCGCTTGGGGTTTCCGGTGATGCCCGCGTGCTCAAAATAAGGGTTCAGAATATCGCAAGCGTTGCCCAGCAAATAGAGTCGTGGTTCGTTGCTGGTGTAGGCACGCTCACGGGTCACGGTATCAACGATATTTGTCAGGATGTCCCACTCGTTTTTCAAGTACCGGTGGTTTTTGTCGTCCTTTTCGAGCACGGCCTCATCCATGAAAATACGTTTTACCCTGTTGAATGTGAGCTTTTTAATCAACTGAAATTGAGTCATTGCGACAAAATACCCCAGCAATTCCCATTGCGGCTTACCGCCCTCATCGGGGCGCGGCGCAATGTACGCCTGATTTTTCTCGCACTTGAAAACATACCCGGGATATTCGCGTTGCAAGCGGTCATAATAGTTTTCGGTCAATGGCGCCAATTCCTGTGCATGTCGTGTTATTTCCACGAAACGCCACTTGTTTTTAATCCAATCGCTGACACATTGTTTGCGTAGCCCGTAGGTTTTTCCGTATCCGCGTGCGGTTATGACCATTGTCACCGACGCGTCATATGATAATGTTTTCTGCCAACTGTAATATTTATTGTTCATCAGTGTTGTCCGTTTCCATAAGCGGCGTCATTTCACCGGCATCATCCATTGCCAAAATTCTACCCACACCGTCAACATATTCAAGCCACCGCTCGCGGGTATCGACATGTTGCGTGCGACGCAACCATTGCAGATTTTCCACGCTCGCACGCTTGGTCGTTTCGCCCAGCCACCGGCCCGTCGGATACAGTGCGATGGACTGCGGTACATCGACGTGCGACGTGACGCCGAGATAGTCGGTCACGTCGCCTATAAATCGGTCTACGACCTCGGGGCGGCGCTTTTGCAGACTATGGCTGATGCTGTTGGCCACGAAAACGTTATACCCTAGCACGTTCGGCGCGATTTCCCCGAACGTGTAACCCGCTTTTGCGAGGTCGTTACATAGCGTCTCGATGTGATAGGCGTCTCGGGGGCGCGACAAACCGGCGCATGTGATATGGTAATGTCCGTCAGATTCGCTGATTCGGGCCTTGTTCCACGCCTCGAAATGGTTGGCCCAGCGCGTGCCCTCACCAGCGGTCTCGATGTCAAAATGCCCGATTGATTCGAGCGGTGACGCCAAGTCGGGAAAATTGGCGCGGTTGCGGCGTTGCACGACATTGATAGCCATATCGCTGGCGTCCGCCAATGGCTTCAGCGCTTGCGACAAATCGGCGTCGGACACGTTTTCGGCTACGCTGGCCTTGATGCTGTCGGTGTCGCCGCCTGTCGGGTGTATGGCGCCGCCCAACGTCTCATGCAACAGTTCGAGGGCGATGATGAGGTGCATGCGACTACCCGCGACTATCCTCATGCCGTATGTGTACAGCACTCTGATTTTGTCCGGTATCATCTCGCTATAGGTATCCTGATTGACTATCGTACCGTTATCGATTTTGATATCACCGTTCAAAACGACAAACGACGGCTTCATTACGTCCATTGCCTGAGTGCCATAAATGCCGTTGAACATGCCTTTGACCGTGGAATTATAATACGACTGTAGAAACTGCGTATTAGCGGTCCCGTTCAAAAGCTCGGTCTTAATGCCCTCGGGTATGCTGTCAGGCACTTTTTCCGGGTATTTTTCGCCCTCTTTATAGACTTTCAACACGTGTTTCATGACCTGTTTGCGCTCGAAAAGCACGTTGGACTGCAAGGTCACGTAGTCGGGCGGTATTGCGAATTTGCGCGTGGCCTCTCCCAGTATGACGTTAAAATCGTCATAATCATACACTTGACTGATGCACCACAATTCAATTTCGTTGACGTGCAACACAGCTTTTTCGGCGCTCATGAGTTTTCCGAACGCGAAAACCGGTTTGAAAGCCCTGTCACACCAACCGGATAATTTAATGTTTTCCTCGGCTTTTTTCATCAGCTCATTATCCTGTAAGTCGGTTTTAGTCGCGGTTTTGGTGAATTTGCCCTCGGGGATGATGCCTATACCGGCCTCGGAAAATATAGTGTCTTTTTTCACGCGCAAATTGACAAATTCGCACCTGACATGTACGGCGTTGTTGAACGGTTTGTAATAGTATTTCAACACGTCTGCTACCGGCGTAGCCATGATATTCAAACATATATCCCTAAGTATTGTCGTATGACGCGGCGCAAAATGCACCGGTATCATACGTCCGTTGATGAACGTATGGTGCATGGACGTAACGTCAAGCGAAACGACGTTATGCCATACGCGATTAGCGTAATTAGCGCTGGTGAAAGTCAGACCGCCACGAAAACACGCCTTACGCAAGGCGTATTGCTGGAACGTTTTCGCAAATTCCTGTCGGCACGTCATCTCGAAAGCGCTGATTAGGTTGTTACGGTGTCCGTTGGCCTTTTTGTACCGTAGCACGCCAATCTCGTGATAGGCCATTAGCCTGACTAACGACGTTTTGGTCAGCACGCGGCAACCCAGCATATCGGCGGTGAGCCACTCATTAGATTTCAAAAGGTATTCGAGATACGCCGGAATCACCTGAGTATCACGCCCCGCGTAAAAAAGCTCGGTATCAGTCAAGGACGTTTCGGGCGTCCTGACTAGCGAGTAGTCCCAATCCCCCACGGCCTTAGGCAAGCCGCATGTTTCGCCCATTGCACGCAAACCGTTCATTTCGAGATAAAACGTGTCCCAGAATCTGAGGGCTACCTTACCTTTATCATCCAATAGGTCTACAGTGTACGCGCTGGTGCCGGTTTGCGCGTTAACCGCCATTTTATACGACCGACTCAAAAGATACATGAGCGGTTGCAAGTCAAACATGAGGTTATACGCGGCAATAACCGGCACGATATCGTTACTCCTACCCCAGTTCATCAATTCCGCGACATAATCCATCATATCGCTGACATGCCGGTAATACCGTATGTCATCCATATCACGCGCGATGTCGTATTGGGTCAAATCAACAAACCGGATATCATTGATAATAAACAGTATCGGATATGCCCGCGTGTTCTCTCCGGTTCCTAAGTTCGTTGTTTCGGTATCATACACCGCGCACACCCGGTACTGTCTCCCCTTTTTACCGTTTCTCACCATTTTTTCTATCGCCATTCATTAACGTAATCCAGATACTCCGGTGAGGTTTGTATATCCTCAATCAAACCTTGCGCGAACGCAATGTTTTCGGCCGTGTCACCGATAGGCTCATACAAACCCTTCACCATGTCGAGAGCCGTCTTGTTGCGTTTCATTACCATGTCGAAAGCCTCTCCCAGACTGCTGGCCCCAAGTTCCGCCATGATAAGCTTGTTACGTTGGCTAGCGGGCGCGCCTTGCCATATGCGTTGCGTTGCCGTGTAAAAAATCTTGACTTTCTGCGCGCCATACTTTCCGAGCGCGCTTTTACGGCCACTGCCGGCCAAACCAATCTGTTGTTGAAAAACGTAGTTCGCGCGGACCGTTCCGGTCTTGCCTCTCTGAGTCTGCGACTTCAACGCGGCCACGCTTTTGTCGATACTACGGCCACTGCCGCGATATGATCCGGCTATCACCTCATTGAGATTCCTGATGTACCTTCTCAACACGCGGCGTTCTGTGGCGCTTTTGGACTGGTTGACCTGTTTTTCCAGACTCTTGACATACCGTTTCGCACGACGGCGTGCGTTATACACTTCATCTGACTGTCTGCGCTGTCGTTTCGCCACAATCCCCACCACCTATCTGACCGCCGCCGAAAAAAATAAGGGCCGCACCCATACATGACCTAGGCGCGGCCCTATGAATTATAACACGTCAGGCTTCAAGCAATTGGAATTGCTTGTAGGAACGGTCACCCGAGAGAGACGTTTCCTTGATTTGCACCTTGACATAGCCATTAGTGGTGTTGGTCTTAAAGTCACCCTCGACCATATCAACAAGCTCGTTAATGGTCCTTCCGAGCCCGTTAGACTGAGTGAAATACACCTGACCATCAGCAGCAAAAATATAGGTGTTCTGACACGGATTTCCCGAACGGGTGCGCACGCCAATCTGAGCCATGACATCAACGATATCGATAGGCGTATCCCCAAGGTCCTTCAACGACGTGGCACTGTTACGAGCGTTGAACATACGCACGCGGTTGGCCGGAATATGCGAGTCGAACGTGATATACTGCTGAGGTTCGAAACCATTTCTGGTGACGCTCGGCGTAGTGGCGTTCTCGGTCAGTTCGCCGGTTTCGGTGTTCTCGTTGGCCATGATATTATCTCCTTTAGTTAATCTGCTTGTATTCGGTTGCTATTTCCAAAAAATCGAACACGTTGCACTCATACATTGTAGTGTGCGTAGTGTACCCTAGAATCAAAAAGTTGCTACCAAGAATATCGCTATCCTCACCGCTAAGCGTGGCGTCACCCTCGGTTCGATGCCGTACCGTGGACTTGACTATCTGCCTTACAGTCGCGTCGGTGACTTTCCCGAACACCTGTAGGATAAAATCACCGTGCGGTGTGGACACTTTCACGTCGTTGGTAATCACTGTTTTTCGTAGGACATCCAAGATACCTCAATTCTCTATAGAAAAATTTTTCGGACACAAATAATATAAGGCGTGCCGCAAAATTTTGCAATTGCGACACGCCCATACAGTAATAAAATTTTTTTCGTCAGCCTAGCAGAATCTCATTAACTCGATTCTGAACAGCGTCATAGTTCACACCCAACCGCGCACGACGTTCCTCACCAACGCCATAATCACCACGGATAACGGCATTAGCCAAAGCGTCGATATCAACCGACGGCGCACTAGGCGCGGCGCCACCCGCACCCAGAATCTCATTAACACGCGCCTGAACAGCGTCATAGTTCACACCCAACCGCGCACGACGTTCCTCACCAACGCCATAATCACCACGGATAACGGCATTAGCCAAAGCGTCGATATCAACCGACGGCGCACTAGGCGCGGCGGGTGCGGCGGGTGCGCTCGGCTGAGACACGGCCGCACCACGCGCGATAGCGTCCAACCGCGCAAGGTCATACGTGCCCGGACACTCGGTTGCGGAAAAATCACGGTGACGGTACAACGGCAAATCACCGTAGACGCTACGGATATTGGCAATCAGTTCACCGATTGTGGCGTAATCGCCGTCACTCTGCCTCGGGTTACACTCAATACTAATACCCCGATCATTGCCCATACTGTTGACGTTGATACCGTCACCACTAGCCCAACTACGATTATCCGGGTCAACAAGACACGCCACACGGCCGGCCTCGCCAACATAGTTAGCGCTAGCACCACGACTCGGACTACACAACGTGCTAATCACACCCTCAAACGTCGGATGCTCGGCCGGATCACCCCACCAGTGAATAACAATACACGCAACGCCATACGGGCGTCCAACGGTGTAGTTGGGCGAGTCGTACTGGGTAATAAAATCGAAACTCATTTTGATCCCTTTCCGTTCTTGAAAATTTCCAGAATCCTAGAGTCAGCTAGCTCGGGGTTGATTTCCACGCAATTCTCGAGGATGGACGTAATCTCGATAAGCGAGATAGCAACCACCACCGGAACAAACAACGGCAGAGTAAACCCGAGATTGATTCTACCACTCTCAAATTCCACAAACCACGCGACAAAAATCACCACAACGTAGGAAAACTTGTGAACAAGCCCCTCACGCATCTTAGCGCTGTTCATACATTGCCCAAGGATTGCCTTGACAATGCCTGTCACGTAATCCGTGAGCATCAACACCCCGGCACAAACGCACCCGCAAACAACAGTGTCATTCATAAAAAAACATCCTTATAATAGTAGGGTCATACACCTTATTAGTGCATGACCCTACTATATATCACTCGGAAACTGTTTTACCGCGCCTGTATCGTTCGATGTCATCCCGGTATCTCAGATTAACAAAATCATAGATACCGTCATCAGCCGCAACAATCTTATTATGTCTACCCCCGAGTTTCCGTTTCCTCGAATCAGCCTTAACACCTGTAATAGCTTGCTTATCGTTCACCCGCGAACTAATCAACAACATCTTCAATCTCCTTTCTAAAACACAAACTCAATATCCTCGTGCATTTTGTTATAAAACAGATATTTTTCAACGACTACATCCATACTCACATGCCTCATAACTTCTGTTTTTGTCACCCAACCGATTAAACCGTCCGCATCACAAACACTGTTAGCATATAACCAGTCAATCATACGCTTCTTAGCTTGCTTAGACGTGAGCCGAGAGAGGCCATCAATCTTGTGTTTTTTGATACAAACGTCTCCAAAATCATCGTAGTAATAACGTGTCATCTTTCATCACCTTTTTTTCAGTCATCAAGCCTGTAGTTAGCATATACTAGGTATGCTTGCAATTTTTGAGGTACCTTAGCCCAGTCATCGTAGCCCAAGTCGTTCATGTCGGACACTATATGACTCACGTGATACGCCCGAGCATCAATCCCCATAAAATACATGTCCAGCATAATAGACTTCATGGTGTCAAGTCGTGTTTTCATTGTCGTTCCTTTCGTTGTTCGCTGCC